TTTATGTTTTTTGATGTAGTCCCTAAAATTGCGGCCAATCTACTGTTTGCAGCCTCAAAATCAACGACAGATTGAATTCCTGATTTAAACAATCCTATTAACTTCTGAAAACCTCTAATGACAGCTTGGGCACCAACCATGCCTTTTATCATGCTGCTAACTCCCATACGGACTTCATCAAGTCCACCGGCGACATTTGCCTTTAATATTCCACCGAATCCTCTTGCTACTATCCCAAGATTTTTAAAAGTTTTATTCCCATTTTGCAACTCTACCAATGCGGCCTTTATTTCATTCTTATAAGAGCCTATAGCCATTTTCTGCTTAGTATATGCATCGGAATTCCTTCGTATATATTCTGTATTCTTTGCTATTTGGTTATTTAATTGCTGCCGTATCTTATTATCCTTATCCTCTGCATCTGTTATTTGTGAAACAGCCAAACGAAGCATTTTATTTTGTTCCTTGGCCTCATTGATGGATTGAACTTCTTTCTTCGTTAAAGATATGGCCTCTTCTGTCGTTATTTTCAACTTTCTCTTTCCCTGATTCATCAACTTCTGCTGCTTCAACCGTTCAGTCTCTGCTTTGGCTGCTTTTAGCTCTGCTTGTGCATTTAAATCATTTGCCTTCGCATGTTCAAGAGCTTCCTTAGTGTTATTTTTAACTTCTTCGGCAACATTCTTCAAAAGGGTCTTGTACTCTTGTTGCACTCTCATAAGCTCCTTCTCTGTATCTGAAAGCTTATTCTGTATGTCTTCAAATGATTTTGCCTTTTTCGTAAGCTCATCATAATTATGAACCGGGATTTTTATACCTTTTGCCAATTCCTGTGCCAAGGATGAGTATTCGGACAATGTCGCCTTAAATTCACTTTGAAGGGATTTTAATTCATCAACAGCCTTTTTATCTACCAAATGGGTAATAAGAATATCATTTGCCATAACGTCCTATATTTGAGTGGCGTGCAACTTCGCACGTATTGTAAAGGTAATAATTATTTAAAGCCAATCTAAATATACAAAAAATATATTTCAATTCATTTTCAAAACAAAAGTAAAAGCATGTACGATTTTACCGTCATATATACCAGACGTATTCAACGAATACGCCTTCATACTCTACTCCATCCGGCACAAATCCGAACACGCCTTCATTCTGATAAAGGACATAAACCTTGTTATCCATTTTGGCGGATTTCTTGGCAAGCGCCCTCATCCTCTCGATATCCTCCATCCTCTTCCTGTTTTCGCACGAACAACTCATCTTACACCGAACCTCCTGAAATAATCGGAAATGCCTTTCTTCACATATTTCTCAATAAAGTGCTTCTTTGCATAAGAGCCTAACTTGTATATTGCCTGCCCATATTTCCTTTCTATGTCACTGCTGAAATCCACTCCTACGCTTCCAATCCTAAGCCCTTTGTCGACAGGAACCGCAACTATGGAATTATGGAAATCCCCCCTGATTATAAGATTCGGGGTTTCCGGGGAACGCCGGGGTATTCCAAGCCACGAAGAAGCATAGGGCGGGGTTATGCTTTGTTTCCAAAGCATATAACCTCGCGCATTCTTGTACCATTTCCCGGATTCAATGCTCTTGAAATAAGGATCGTTCAGGTAAGTAGGGCGCAAAGGTTTGTCGTTACCGTTCAATCCGGAATACAACTGTTCCGTGATATATACCGGCACTTCTTCCTTCTGCGCAACCATTATATTATGTATCATTGAGGAAAACCCTTCCACAAGCGCATTGAAGTTTTTCTCAGCATCTATGATATTTGCCATAGGAATTAAAATTTAGGGGCGAATAAACGCCCCATAAATTCAAAACATCTACAATACAGAATCCGCATTACTCCCATGCCCTGAAACGTGACATATCCGGTCATATATCTCAGAAAGAAGTTTTTCCCTGTTTTCGGGACTACGGTCAAGAAAAAAGACCTTCTTATGGATATTGACAAAGTCCTTTTTCTTCATCTTTCGTACAAGTTCCTCATTAAAAGTAACGCCTTCTACCTTCATGACCAGGATTCAATTCCAACTATACCCACGCTTTGCAAGACGGAAGGTTTGGCAAGTTTCAATGAACCCGTAGCAGATATGACCCCGTCAGCATAGGAGACTCCAGTTGCTCCGGAAAGAGCAGTTTCCGCGTTTTCCTGCAACAGGGCGCCGTAATATTCTGTAATGTTAAGCCGTCCGAAATGCTCTACAAGTTTGTATTTGCCGGAAGACTCCGATACCAAATCCACATAGACAAGCCCTTTCAGCGCTTCCACCACATCAAAATCATAAGCTGATATATTGGCATTCTTTATATACTTCTCATAGTCCTTGAACATAGTAGCGACTGTAAGATTTGCTTCTGTACCGGAAGAATCCCAATCCTGTCCTCCCGGATATACACCGGACAAAGGAATACCTGCAAGTTCGTTCGTACCGTCATTCATTCCATACACAACGTTGTTCTCGTCCACAAAATATGCGTCAAAAGCGACATTCTTTGCAGCCATGAGATTAGCCTTTAGGCTGGAATCGTAATCCTGCAAAGTCCATACGTCGTTCTTTGCGGAATAGCTTGTAACCTTTGTCGGGCCATATCCTGTGGCTGATGTTTGAGCTTCACCACCGGAAGGAGCATATTCCACAACCGTCTTTATAGGGAATATACGGTTTGGCCTGTCTGCATGGCAAGCCGCCTCAATAGCTTCCGCTGTTTTTTCTTTCGGCAATTTATGACCGTGAATTGTCAATATAATGGCCTTTACCTTTCCTGGGTCAAGCACACAAACGGAATTGCCTGTGTTAAACGTTGCAAGTCCCGGACATTTTCTATAATCTGTTGCCATAGCACTTTTTTTCTTTAAAAGTTAAATTCATTTCTTTAATTTCGATAGCGTCTATGAAATCATGGAAAGGCTTTCCGTCTTCCCCAATCACCCCAATGCGCCCATACCGGTAATTCTCTGAATAAGAATGAGGGATTATCCCGTTGTAACTGCTTTTAATTGAATTGTCTCTTTTTATTTCATCAATGAAAAGATGATAAATAGGGCGAAGTACCTGTTCAAATGAAGTCTTTTCCCGTTCCTCATTCGTGTAGGTCTTCAATGTATTTACCATTATGATGAAATCAAGGGAAGACTTCGTTTCTGTTCCCGTCCTATCCTCCACGAAAGGAGAATACAAGCAAATTATAGGAAACTTCAAATAGCTTGTCTTCGGGGACTTGCTCCATAACGTAAGCTGGTTGCTTATGTAGGCCCAGTCGCCGAACAGATAGGAGACATTGCTCCCATATCTATTGGAGACACGTTTAACAACATCCTCGAAAATCTTGTTCAATGACTTCATATCCCCATTGTATTAATCTTACGTAACATGCAAGGATTAAAGCAGAAGCCCTTATAATCGTCACTAAGGAGCAAATTGTAAATCCTTTTATTCATATTCACCATATCATTCCAAGCTCTTATCTGCAAAATTTCCGGAGAAACGGCATCATCATCCGAAGATGTAACAGTCCCTACGCTTGTAACACTATAATTACTCTCGGATATGTACTTGAAGAACACATAACATACTATAGGGCTGTACTTCTCTGATAACAGGGAATACAGCACTTCCCATTTTTCTACGCTATCTTCATGATTTTTTAAATAGGATACAAATTCGCTGCACATATCATCACCGAGAATATTGTTCAGGTATTCAATCTCATATATGTCAATATAAGATTCTATACGTTCTATTTCAGCCTCCATTGTTGCAGATGGGGCACCTGCATCAAAGTTTATACCGACACTCAGCAACCCCGTGAAATATGTGCAGTCGATTATCATAATGCCTCTTTTCTTTTACGTTTTGTGAAAAGTTCCTCACAGCCTGATGCTTTGGCATCATTCAAAAGTTCATTAGTCACCTCTATCTTCCCTTCCGCATAGAACCTGCTTGCAAGAGGCATACCAACCATTACCTTGTCACCAGACTTGTACTTTGTACCGTCCTTTACAAACGTCACCTCGTAACGTTTTGTCAAATTCATATTATACTCTTTTCCCATAATATTATAGTTTTACATTTATGCTCCGACAGAAGGAGTTATGCCTTCAATCACTGTATTAAACGCGTCTTTTACGAAAGCCGTCTTATACTGTGACTTAATGTAGCACATCAAGCGCTTTTCAGCCAATACGGTAACGATATTCTTACGAAAATCATCATTCTCCCACCCTATAGACATTGACAATGTCCAAAGGTCTCGTATGTTCAGGTATGAGAAATCTCCCATGATAAATTCGCCTTGGCCTATGGCGGTTGTCGTTTCAACGCGCAATCCCTGAATCAGCTCGTCCCCGTAGCGGAAAGGACGGAGGTATTGCCCGTTCGCATCCTTTGCCAACTGCATGGCTGCATAATCCAACGGGTTCATCAATACAAGGTTAGGCCGGTAAGCCATCTCGCTTGCAGATATAATCTGTGAATAAGAAGCTACAAGGGCATCGAACATATTCGCTTTATCAACATTGAAACCAGTCAGGGAGAATGCAGGCATGTCAGAAGCTACACCTTTGATTTCACCACCTGTACCTGTACCGTTCAAGATTCCCTGTTCTTCCTTGATGCCGATTTTGTTTATCATTTCGCTTTTCACCTCATTCACAAGACTTGGGAAATCGGTCAGCGTTTCCTCCGTGAATTTTGCAGCAATGGCAATCTTTGCAGCCGTAACCGTCTTTTCTGCCAATGTAGCATCCATTAGAGGCTTAAGGCCTCCTTCCTGAACCCATGCCGCATCACCATCCTTGCTTACATATTCGGCGTAAATCAAAGAACGGCTATTTGTCCCGGATACATTCGCATAATTTCTGATTACAGTTTGCACCCTTGGATTTACAGACAAGTTCTGGTCAACCTCAACATTGTAGTGCGGCAATAAACTGCCGGAAGTAATAGTATCGGCTGTTCCCTTTCTGCCCAATACAAGATTAATTTCCAGCTTATTGCCCGGAGCAGCCTTGCATGCCTTTTTAAGGTCAATGGTCGAAACTCCTTTCTTGTCTGTAAAGATATATTCCTTCAACTGTTCGCGAAGCTGTTCGTAAACGGATTTAACCTTTATCTCACCATTTCCGCCTACTTCTGTAGCAGCCTTTATGCGGAGGATGGCATTCTCGATTTCATTGACCTTTTCCTCAAAAGTCTTTTTGTCAATGCCAGGAAAATCTTGCTCCTTGATTTCCTTGACAGAATCCGCAGCATCCTTAATGGATTTGCGCAAATCTTCCAATTTTACTTCATCCGAAAGAAAGCCCTTTACCCTTTCCTCGAAAGCAGTCCCAATCTTCTCATCCAAAGCCTCAAAAAACTTCTTGTTCTCCTCTGACAAGCCGGATGTGTCCATAAGTTCTAAAAATCCTAATTTCATTCTGATTTTAATTTTAACAATTTATACAATTCTTTCTCTTCACTCCCTCCGTCATTGTCGGCTCCCATTCCAACAGGTGGAGTATTAATATTCTCCGGCCTGAAAGAAGCAAGTGACATAGCTTTGGATATTATATTTTGCAATTTATGCTGTTTAGACAAACTCAAATTCTTGCATAAGGAAGATACCTCTTCACTCAATTCCTTATATGCCTTTTCGCAATCCTCTACAGATTTGAGTCCCAAATACTCCGTTTCTCCATTGCAGCCAATGGAAACAACAGATATTTCATAAAGCTTGACTTCGCGAACAATAAGAGCATCTTCTTTATAGTCCCATTCGCAATTCTCCCACACATATTCATATCCGATTGAAAACTGGTTGAGAGTGCCTGATTCAAGTTGCTTTATGGCTCTATCGCCAAGTTCTATCTCATCAATCCTGGCTTCAAAATAAAGCCCCTTCTCATCTTCTCTCAATATGGTCGGAAGCCCCAACGGTTCAGACATGTCGTGCATCCATAATAATATAATCTTATCATTGGCACTACTTTCCGGGCCTCTTTCGCTGATGCTTTTTGCAAAACAGCCTTTCAGCAGTATGTCACCGGACCTGTCTTTATTGCCGAATATCGCTGCATATCCGCTAATTGTACGACTATCCGAGTTATACTGCATATCCTTTGAATTGATGGAAAACAACTTATGTTGCATTCCTATCCTGCCTCTATATTTATTAACCTTTGTCTTCATCATCATTATTTTTTTCGTTTGACATAACAGCATTATTATCGTATTCTCCTTTCGGGTTTTCTGGGTCGATGTCTATATACTTAGCCACCTCTACGCGTGCTTCGTCATGTGTAATCAAGGATTTGTCGAGCAGTCTCTGCAAGGCATCGGCTACCTTGACAAGCGTATTAGCCTCTGATTCTTTGTTGGCCTGAAGACATTCGACATTCGTAAAGTCTATCTTTATGAATACATCTTCGGGGCATATTGCCATTGTAAGGAAATTGGAAATCTTTATACTGTCAGGAATCACTACATCCTGATAGGCTTTTTTTCCTGCACTTTCAAGATTATCGTACTTGGCATCAGTAAAAAGATTTGCATTGACTCCCATCGCATTGGCAATCTTATCTGTACACCGCTTATCTTCTTCGTGGAGCTTCAATTGTGCAGAATTAAAGTCAAGGGGCAACCATCCAAGTTTTTTGCGAGTAACTAATATCGGGTATTCCTTGTTCACAAGCCCGTAATCGCGTTTGAATTTATCCTTTATCTCTTTCTCTTCTTCCGGAGTAATGGCTACATTGCCCATCTGGTCTATATAATCATTATATAATACTCCCTTTGGGCCACCGTTAACCAAAAGCGTATGGCTTGCAGACATGGAGGCAACCCAGTTGGATATGGGCTGCGACAAACTATCTGATACGGATTCAAACTTTATGTCCGAAACTGTATCATTTATATGGATATTGCTGTCATATATTACAAGATATTCATATTCCTCTAATCTTAGCCGTGTGCAGTTCCAGTCAATATAAGCTTCCGAAACAATCTCAGATAACTCGAACTGCCGGAAGACCTTTCCGGTGCCTACAAGATGAAACAGTTCGGGAGGAGCAATCCACATGGACTTTGGGACACTTTCTTTTCCAACCCTTACAAAAACTATAGGGCAATATCCGAATACCTTAAGACAGATTTCTATCTGTTTCACAAACGACTGGAATGTCTGCAATGGATTAGGAGCATTCAATATATTGCGTATATCGGCATAAGACTTCTTTTCATTGCCGTTCTTATCCACTACATACGGCACGCCTCTTGACATCATAGAGCCTATTTTATCTACTACGGTGAAAAAAGGAGTACAAGCGGAAAGAGCCTCTGCCTTTTCCTTGACATTTGTCATGTCATAATAAGCTTTCCATTTGGTACGATGTCCGAACAAGTCTGAAAGGAACCAGTAATTCCCCTCGGCATCCTTTTCCACGCGGTTTACATTTTCCCTCATTGGAATCGCCTTCTTTTCCTTCTGCTTCCAAAATTTATTAAATATGCCCATATAAAAAAACGGGAGCGGCTGCACATATATGCGGCCACTCCCATGTTTAGTGATTTAGTCCTAAGATACGGTTGCGTATGACTTCATACGCATGTAAGTGACCCTACAGATGCAAATATACATATTATTTAAAATTATTCCAAATAATACCACAAAAAAAGAATGAATGTCAATTCTTTAGCGATTATTCTATTTTTAACATTTCTTTTCTTTTAGCCCTATCAGCTACGCAACAAAGTACATACATTGCCTCATATACGTCCTTGCTGTCATAATCCATGAGGTTCTGCATGAATCCTTCCATACCAGAAGAACGTTTGAATTTGAATTTCTTGACTATAGATTTAAAAGATTCAATATACGATAACTTGCTGTTTCTTTCCTGTCTTGCCCACACCTCTCCTACGGACGCTCGGTAATCCATAACATAATGCAGCATCGAATTAGGGACTTCAATATTTACTTCTGCATTCTCCACCACGGAGGGCAAATCGCTCAACGGCAAAGATTCCCCGATATATGCATTATCTATATAAACTACCTCGTCAACAACATAAGCCTTCGCATATATGAACTTACCGTTAATCATGGGATGTATTTCCACAATCCCATTCAATCCTTCTGTGTCTATCCGGTCGTAACTTCCATAATCGTATTCACCGCGTTTCTCCACACATCCGGTAAGGCAATCAGCACCGTCATCGTGGGAATTCTTCCCCCTTCTTCTGAAACCGCTTATCTCTGCATAGAACTCCGGATATAAAGTTTCCCATCCCTCCGGCATGTAAGTCAGGTTCATGACTTCTGCCGCTCGTGTGAATATACGGACTTCTTTGTTCGCAGATTGGTGGAACCATCTTATCTCCGTAGTATTGTTCCCCATTATCCGTGACTGTGATTCCACATTACGGGCAAATCCTCTGCCTCCATTATTGCTTTCAATGTTAGATATGGTTATATTATCTTTAGCCAACATAGTAGCCACCATAGGTTCAGTTACTTCCATGGGTGCGTTTGTATAAACTATATCTAATATAAAGTTGCCGATTTCTGTATCTATGTAATTTATAGAGCACAGATTATCCTCCCCGGTATCTGCCGTATCCGTATAGTTCTTGCGTATAGCCCTATTGGTGTAAGGGATTTCCCTGTACGTTTTGAATTTACCATACATAAGTCCTTCCATAGGTTTAGGGTTCTGCATGTATTGAGTCTCGAACACGTATGGGTTTACTTTCCGAAGCGATATCAACTCTTCGATTGTATGTTTGAAAGGCCATAACGGCCTGCTATCACCGCCGTCTGTACAGATGCAAGGAAGTGACAGCACAGACCACACGCCCGGCTCTGTCTTCATCAGATAACCGCATAGGTCGTTCTCGTGAAGCCGTTGCATGATGATGATGATTGGGGTGCTTCTGCTGTTGACGCGGTTTCGGATGGTCATCTCAAATCGCTGGTTTATCTGCTCCCTCTTGTTGTCAGACAAGGCATCCTCCGGCTTTATCGGGTCGTCGATGATGATTGCTCCCGAAAAAGTGCGGCTTCCGTCATCGACGTTTCCCGCACCGAATCCAGTCACTTGCCCTCCTGAGGAAGTGGCATACACTCCGCCTCCCGCTGTAGTCACCCATTTCTTCTTGCTGTCGCTCCCGTCCTTCACAACGACATCTGGGAACACTTCCCTGTAAGGCTCTGACTTCACGATGTCGCGTACAGCCTCGGAATTGTCAAGTGCAAGGTCGTCGGAATAGGACAGATGGATGAATTTCGATGCAGGATTGACAGCAAGACCCATTGCTATGAAGTTCTTCACGGCAATCTCAGTCTTTCCGTAACGTGGCGCAATGTTGATGATTAGCCTGTTCACCTCGCCGGACACAACCTTGTTCAGGGACTTGCAGATTAGCCTGTGATGTTCACCTACTACGTATTCTCGATTGTTGATGTTTGCAAAGAAGTATGTAGTGAATTTCAATAGGTCGCTTTTCAACAATTCACGTATGATGTCCGAACGTTTCATTTGTCCCAACCGTATTTCTTTGCCATGTCATCAACAAGCCTCTTCGCTTCCTCCTTGCTTATGTCTTTTTCTATCAAGTCCTTCCCGTCCTTGCCTGTCAGCTCTTGCCTCTGTTTGTTCTGCCACGTCTGAGGTGCTATGTTCGTCAGTATGAATATGGCTGCCCCTACATTAGGCTCAACATGCTTCTTTGTCTTTGTCTGACGCTTTATCTGTGGTTTCCCGTTCACATCTTGGTACTCCGTCTTAACCTCTTCATACTCATATCCCTTTGCGGCTTTTGCAAGCGATATGACAATATCATGTTCAATGTTGTTTCTAAAATCATCCTTTGCCTTTTTTATTGCTTCCGAAAAATCCGCCTTGCGCATCCATTTGTAATAGGTCATGTCATCAATGTGGAAGTGGGAGCAAAAATCTTTCATCTTTGCCCCGCCGTATTCCATCAGACCGTTCTCACGCACCCATTCAGCGCAATCACGTATCATGTCATTGTTAAGTTTAGCCATATATCTTTTCCGCTTTTTTACCCGTCAGTTTCTCCCAACGGGCAATTATAACATCACAATAATGAGGGTCTAACTCCATCAGCCGTGCTTTCCTGTTTAATTGTTCGCACGCTATTAATGTGGTTCCGCTGCCACCGAACAAATCAAGGACAACTTCACCTTGCTTGGTACTATTTTTGACAAGTCGCGCAATCAACTTGACGGGCTTCATCGTGGGGTGTAAATCGGACTTCGTGGGTTTGTCTTCATGGATGACCGTATTTGGGGTGGAAACGTCCGTGAGTTGAAGCACGAGTTTTAACAACTCGTCTTTCTTGAGCTTGCGGTAATCTACTCCTGCATCCTCTATCACGGTGCTTTGGCTTCGGTCATCAATGAAGTAGTGCGCTGCTCCGTCTTTCCACCCATACAGACATGGTTCGTGACGACACTGGTAGTCCTGTCTTCCGAGGACAATAGAGTTTTTGACCCATATCAGGCACTGCCGCACTTGAAAGCCAACATCCCGACAAGCTCCACGGAAGTTATACCCCTCAGAATCCGCGTGCCAAATATAAAAAGCTGCGCCTTTTCTCATAACTTCATAAGCGGTGGCAAATGCGCTCTTTAGGAAATTCCTAAATTGCGAATCCTCCATATTGTCATTTGCTATTTTCATTTTATCCTTTGTGGCACCTTCATAGTTAACATTATAAGGAGGGTCAGTAAGTAGTAAATCAGCATACTCTTCCTCATTCGCCCCCCCCACATTAACATTTTTTTAACATCAGATAATTCTATACTATCCCCACACATTAAACGGTGCTCTCCAAGCTGCCATATATCTCCCGGCTTGCACCGAATCTCTATATAATCTTTGTTGTCATCGAAATCGTCTTCATCCGCTTCTTTATCATTTTCAGTTGGTACATCCCAATCTTCCGGCAAGTCCATGCTCCAGTCTTTCAACTCGTCCATGTCCCATTCGTTAGCCAACATGTCCCAATCGGTCTGCCCATACGGGTTGTTGTCTTGAATCACGATTGCACGCAGCTTTTCAGAAGGAATGCTTTCCTGAATCACCTTGCAAGGCACTTCCTTATATCCCAACGACAGGCAGGCACGGTATCGCATATTCCCCCCAAGAACGATGTATTTCCCGTTCAATGGATATACCAGCAATTCACGCATGAAAAGCATATCGGGCAAGTTTTGGATGGAACGCTTCAACGCTTCCATCTTGTCTTTGGAAATGGTACGAGGATTTGATGGGACGCCTTCTATTTGTCCCTCATTTGCTTCTATCAAAGAAACATTTATTAATTCTTGGTTCATACGTCCGTATTTTGAGTTATATATGACTTCATATATGTTAGTATTGCAAATGTATTAAATTATCAGCAATTATAAAAATTGCCTGTTTTAGTAAATACATTGTTCAACTGAATATCGTTTAATCTCATCCAAAGAGAAGAGCATCATCTTCCCGTAGATTCTTGCAGCCTCATGTTCGAGGTTGCAACCTTTCGATTCTTCCCAACCGTCAAGGAACAGCACTGCATCGCATTGCAGCAAGGCGGCCATATCCTTGCCTATGTATTCTTCGTAGCTTGATTCCGGATCGTCTGAAACGTCCAGCGGTGACACTACTTCAAATCCCATTTTCTCTATCACAGCGGAAGCAA